GAGCGTCACAACAGTCGCAGAACTTCGCACAGCTTTAGGTATCGGAACTCTTTACACCGATGCCGTATTGCAGTCCGTCTGCGATGCCGCTGATGATGTTATGTTGCCTTTTCTATGGACTAACACGACTCCTACTATTGCACACAGCAATATTGGTACTGTAGGAACTCTTTACTTTAACGAGCCAGTCCAAAATGTGTTTTATGTTGGACAATCAGTAGTTATCACAAAGTCCGGTACTAAATTTAATGGAACTAAAACAATTACCGGCGTAGGAGTTAAAAGCTTCACGGTGACTACAACCCACACAAGCGATAACCCTTACCACCCAATTAACCCTTATGGTCAAGTAGCGGCAGACACTTATGTCGATTACACAACTATTCCAGCAATCCAAGAAGCAAGCCTCATGATAAGCGTTGCAATCTGGCAGGCTCGTCAAGCTCCAACTGGCCAAGGCGTAAGCATCGACGGATTCGCTCCAAGCCCTTACACAATGTCTAATCAGCTCATGGCTCGCGTTCGTGGCTTGCTTGCACCTTATTTAAGCCCTAACTCAATGGTGGGCTAATGCCAGCCATAACCACCCTGCGATCTAGCATCGCCTCAGTTCTTACTGACAATACGAAATGGTCAGTATTCTCTTACCCACCAGCAAGCCCGATTGCTAACTCTGTAATCGTCAGCCCTGCTGATCCTTATCTTGTGCCAAGTAACAATGCCAGAAACGTAGCGCCATTGGCCAATTTTCAGATTTCTATTCTTGTGCCACTTCTCGATAACCAAGGCAACCTTGCAGGCATTGAAGATGACGTAGTTAAAGTCTTCCAGTTGCTTTCAGCTTCTAGTATTCCCTTTAACGTGGGTAGCGTTAGCTCACCAGCAATTCTTAACCTACCAACAGGGGATTTGCTTAGCTGTAATTTGCAGATAAGCGTTCTTACGGAATGGACATAGACATGACCGATACAGCGGAAAAAGAAAACGAAGCCTTCCTGACTAAAATCGGTCAGGTTGCTTCCAAGCCAAAGCCAACAGTAAAGAAAGAAGAGGAATAAGCATGGCAATTCTACTCAACAACAAAGTAGGTCTTAAGTTGGGTTCATCGAGCCCTGCTAACATCGACCTTTCACAGTGGGTTCAAAGCATTACTATTAACCGAGCATTTTCAGAACTTGATGTCACAGCGATGGGAGATTCTGGGGTACGTCGTGTAAAGGGTCTTGAAGACTCAACTATCACTATTGACTTCCTAAACGATCAAGGTTCTTCTGGAGTTCTACAGACATTGCAGACACTCTGGGGAACAAACGCTTACTTCAAGATTATCGGCTCAACCGATACAACAACCTACCCAGTAGGCGCTGGCAACCCAATCTACACAGGCCTTGTGCTAGTAAATAACACAACAGATGTAGCTGGTGCTGTCGCAGACCTACAAATGCAGAGCCTTACATTTACCGTTTCCGGTACTATCGGAGTCGCTACTACAGGCACATTCTAAAAAGGAGATAAGGGCTATGGCAAAACTCAGGGTAACAAGGGCAGACAATTCAGTACAGGAGTTTGAGATAACTCCCCTGATTGAATACGCCTTCGAGCAATACGCCAAAAAAGGCTTTCACAAGGCACTAATAGAGGATCAGAAACAAACTGACGTTTATTGGTTGTGCTGGGAAGCAATCCGTCGTTCGGGTGAAACGGTAACGCCTTTCGGGGAATCATTCCTTGCAACAATTAAAGGGGTCGAGGTCTTAGAGTCCGACCCTTTAGTTTAAGGCTGGATAGGAACTCCCTCACCTATCTCGCAGCTCGCTTGAGTTACGAGTATGGAGTTCCCTTCCAAACCATTGTCGAACTTCCGGCAATGGCTTTTAAGGCACATATAGAAGTCCTTAAGGACATAGCGAAGGAGCGAGGCGATGCCAGTAGAACTGCAAGGCGCGGTCGGCCTTCGTAAAGCCCTTAAAGAATATGCTCCTGATTTAGCCAAGGAAACACAGAAGGAAATTGCAGGACACTTGCGTAAGGTTGTTAATCGTGCGCGTGGCTTCGTTCCTTCTGATGCACCTTTAAGCGGCTGGGCTAATGATTCCGGTGAATGGGCTTATAGAGCCTTTGATTCTGGAGCAATCAGAAAAGGAATTGGATTCTCGACAGCTCCTAGTAAGCCAAACAAGCGAGGCTTTAGAAGCCTTGCAACTATCTTTAACAAGTCTGCGGCTGGTGCTATCTACGAGACGGCAGGTCGTAAGAACCCTCAAGGATTACCGCCAGCACAGCGTGAACTTAAGTATAAGAACGGCGGCTTCCAAACCGGCTGGCAAACTGGCAAAGATGTCAATAAGTCTGCCAATCCAAATGCAGGTCGCCAGTTCATCAATGCGTTACCGCCATTGGTTGATTCACAGCAGAGCAACAGCGCAGGTCGCAGAACTCGTAAGACTAAAGGTCGCCTCATGTTTAGAGCTTGGGCTGAAGATCAGGGCAAAACTACAGCAGCAGTTGTCAAGGCCATTCAACGAGCTAACAATACAGTTGTCGTAAAAAGCAACGCATTAGGTGAAAAGACTTTCAGAGTAAGGGATAAGAAATAATGGCAGCAACAGATCTAGCGATACGCATTGCCACCACTCTCGACTCATCAGGCATAGCAAAGGCCGACAAAGCAGTTGGCAAACTACAACGCTCTGTTAAAGGTCTTAGCGCAGCTCTAGGCGGCGTGGCCATTGCTGCCTTTGCCAAGAAGTCCCTCAAGGCTTTTGTAGATGATGAACTAGCAGCTACTCGTCTTAGCATGGCGGTCAAGAATCTAGGACTCGAATTTGCCAACCCTTATATTTCTGACTATATATCGAATCTTGAAAGAACTAGCCAAGTCGCTGACGACCTTCTTCGCCCAGCGTTTCAGAGGTTGTTGCAGCAAACTGGAAGCCTAGCTAAGTCTCAATCTATTCTTAACACAGCCATCGAAGTAAGCCGAGGCACAGGTTCAGATTTAAGTTCTGTATCTGAGGACTTAGCCAAGGCATATTACGGCCAGACTCGATCTCTTAAGAAATACTCTCTTGGTCTTACCGAGGCAGAGTTGAAGGCTAAATCGTTTAGCGAGATTCAGGATATTCTTAACAAGAAGTTTACCGGTTCTAATGCAGCTTATCTCAATACTTATGCAGGCCAGATCGGTGTTTTATCTCTTGCATGGAACAACCTACAAGAGAACGCTGGAAAGGCTTTATTTACCCTTGCAGGGGCTAATGGAGACCAATCCTCAGGCGCTCGCAGACTTGGTGGGGTTATCGATGCCTTCGGCGTTGGGCTTGTTGGAGCAGCTACTTTGTTAAATAACGCAGCGACCGCTTTCGGTCAGGCTTATTTCGGAGTCGGTTCAGCCAAGCCTGAAGTTGTACCTCGCGCCAAGCCGGGTGAGGAACTATTCCGTAAATCAATGGCTAACGATGCCAAACTAAAGGCAATCGAAGAGCGCCAAGCAAAACTTTACAAGCAACAGTTAGCAGCAACAAAGAAGCTGACAGAAGAGCAAAAGAGGCAAGCGGCACTTAAAAAGGCTGGCACAATCTTTGACAGAGAACAAGTTGAGATTATTGCTGCCCTTCAAGGTAATATTTCAAAAGAAGAAAGAACCCGCCTTCAGGCTCAATTAGCACTTCTTACTGGCAACGAAGCCGTAGCGACTTCTTTGACTAAGCAGATTTTGATGTCTCAAGATGCAACAGGCGGTCTCTACAAGTTATGGCAAACTCTTCCAGATGCTCGCAACCCATTTGCTTACCTTGACGAATACCTCAACGGACTAGCTAAAAAAGCAGCGGCGCTGCTTTCAGGCGGCACAATTCCTTACAATCCACTTGAAGGAATGACTGTACTTCCTAAAACTCCTGCTCAAACAAATGTGACACCATTTCCTAATTCAACTCCCGGCAGTTTCCGCAGAGCCGAGGAGCAATCTAATTACACCGGACCGATTCAAGTTTCAGTTAATATCGATGGAAAGCAAATTAATTCTACATTACAAGATTCATCAATGTCCGGCATTGGCTCATCTATTAACCGACTTAATGGCGGCTGGTCTATCTCGTGAGTTTACCTGCTCAGATATCCGTATCGTTCGACTTTAGCTCGGGGGCTCAGTTCGGGTTTCCATTCACGATCGGCGATGCTAAGTACGGAGTTCTAGGCACAGGCACACTTGGCTCATCTACAGTTCCCATTCCTATTGTTGATTTAACTCCTAATGTCCGTAATATAACTATCAACCGTGGCCGAGATATTCAAGCCGACCAGTACATCGCTGGAACAGCCGTTGTACGCATTACAGACCCAGACTCTTACTTTAACCCTCAGAACACAGCCAGTCCTTATTATGGCTATTTAGTGCCTCTGCGCAAGGTCAGAATTGCAGCTACAACAACCACAACCCAAGAGTTCTTATTCTCAGGCTATACAACCGAGTATCGCTATACCTATGACCAAGCGGAGCAAATGGGCTATGTCGATATCTATGTCGCCGATGCTTTCCGTTTGTTTAACTTGGCTCAAGTCACAACGGTTGCAGACTCAGGCGCAGGACAAGCAACTGGTACACGCATAGGCAAGATACTAGATCAGGTTGGATTCCCAGCCAATATGCGCACAATCGCTACTGGTCAATCTAACTGCATTGCTGATCCCGGAACGCTACGGACAAGCCTTGCAGCGGTTAAGAACGCTGAGTTCTCAGAGCAGGGTGCGTTCTTTATCAACGGCTCAGGCACAGCAGTATTTAAGGATCGTAACTCAGTTGCCTCATCAATTTCTGGCACTCCTATCGATTTTAACCAGACCGGCGGTATTCCCTACCGTAACCTTGTCTTTGCCTTTGATGACAAGCTCATCATCAATCAAGCCCAGATGACCCGTTACGGTGGCACAGCCCAGTTTGCACAGAACGCAGACAGCATTGCCCGATACTTCCCTCACCAGTACAGCGCACAAGACTTAGTTATCGATACCGATGCCAATGCCCTAAATATCGCCGCTACCTATGTAGCTACTAGAGCTGAGACAACTATCCGCATTGACCAGATGACTGTTGATCTATTAGACACAGCAGTTCCAACTGACACAATGATTGGGCTCGATTACTTCGACAATGTGCGCATTTCTAATAACCAGCCTGACGGCAGCACAATCGTCAAGACATTGCAGGTGCAGGGTCTATCGTGGAATATCAGCCCTAATTCAATGCAGGTAACAGTTACAACACTTGAGCCCATCGTCGATGGATTCATCATAGGAAGCACAGAACGCGGTATAATTGGCGTGAGTGCAATGACTTACTAGGA